AGGTCATGACGCAGCGGAACGAGCATCTGGCCGAGCGGTGCGAGATATTCAGGGACTCGATCAAGTTGATCGGGTCCACCGAGAGCTTCCAGGTTCTCTCGTCAGACGCCGGAACGAAGCACGGGTTCCGGCCGCACTGGATCATCTTCGATGAGTTCCATGCTCAGCCCAACAGGGACCTGTTCGACACGCTCTACCGCGGCATGGGCAAGCGCCGCCAGCCTGTCCTCGTAATGATCACCACGGCCGGCGACGACGATGAAAGTATCTGCTTCGAGGAATGGGATTATGCTCGGCGCGTCATCAGCGGGACGGTTGAGGACGAGTCCTACCTGCCGGTCATCTTTGAGGCGCGCGCCGACGAGGACTGGACGGACGAGGCGGTGCAGCGGCGCGTGAACCCAGGGTACGGGATCACCATGCAGGCGGACTACTTCGTCGCCGAGACGGCGGCGGCCAAGGCCGAGCCGCGCAAGCGCAACTCGTTTATCCAACTCCACCTGAACCGATGGGTGAACCAGGCGACGGCGTGGATCCCGATCGAGTGGTGGGACGCCTGCACCGAGCCTATCGCGCCGGATCTGCTGCTGGCGACCTTGCCCGTCGGCGGCGGCCTGGACCTGGCGCAGAAGATTGACCTGGCCTGTCTGACCCTCGTGTTTCGGCATCGCCTCCAGAACGCGCTGGAGGTCGAGATCAAGTCCGACGACCACACCGGCCAGGTCGTGACCGCGGTCCAGTCGTTGAACTATCGGATCACCGTCCTGCCGTTCTTCTGGATCCCAGAGGACACGATGCGCGAGCGCGAGCAGGCCGACGGCGTGCCGTATTCGGATTGGGTGGCGCGCGGCCTGGTCACGCCGACGCCAGGGATCAACATCGACTATCAGCGGATCCTCGATGACATCACGCGCCGGATCCTGCCGCGGTTCCCGAGGCTGAAACAGAGCGGGATTGGCTACGACCCCGCGTGCGCCACCGACATCGCCGGCAACCTGAACCGCTTTGTCCCGCGGGACGACCCGAAGTGGTGCCAGGAGATCCTCCAGAATCACAAGTACATGACCGAGCCGTGCTACATCCTGGAGGCCCTGATCAAGGCCAAACGGGTCGCCCATGGCGGCCACCGGGTGCTACGAAATCACTTCGAGAACGTCGCGGTCAAGCAGGACGACGCGGGACGGATGCGACCCGTGAAGCCGAAGCGGTCAGGGAAGCACATCGACGGCGTCGTCTCGACGCTGATGGCGCTCCGCATGATCCCAGCGACGGACTACGCCGACCGTCCGCAGATGTTTGTGTTCACGCCAGGAGGCCGAAGGTGAGCCAGCCCAAGATCGTTGTCGGACGTCGCAGAGGCAGGCCGAAGTCCGCCGAGCCTGGATCGACCGTGTCGACGTGGTTGCCGGTGTCTGATCACGACCGCCTCGTCAGGATCGCCAATAGGCGCGAGATGTCCGTCTCGGAGTACGTAGGAACGGTGCTCAGGCGCGACCTGAGGACGCGACTGGATCCGAGCAAGTAACTGGTGATTCAGTTGTTGCGATTGCGTAGACGCTAGAGTAAGGTAGGCAATCAGTCGAGGCCACACGGTGATGTTTGCACCGAGCGGCCTCTGACCACACACACACCCACGGGAGGGGTGCCCGCATGGCTGCGAAGAATAATAAGTCAATCAAGAACGTCGAAGAAGTCTCGGAGATCCTAAAGGTCGAAACAGGAGTCCTGCACTGCTACGTCGTCGGAACAAGCCCGCTGATTCTGAACAAGATGTCGGAGAAGGCGAAGCATCAGTTGCTCCTGCCGAGCGGACGCAAGACGGCTGTCGAGAAAGCCACGACGCTCAAGCACGATCCATACGAGGAGTATCGTGCGTCGGCCTACACGCTGAGCGACGAGAGCCAGCCGACGTTTCTCGCGCTGTTGGCGACGGCGTTCAAGGGGTCGCTGCGTTCAGCGGCGCTCGACATGCCCGGCGCGAAGAAGGCCCAGATCGGGCGTCTCACGTACATTGAAGGAGAGATGGTCGGTGTCTACGGCGTGCCCAAGCTGTTTATGACGATCGTGCGTTCGGCCGACATGAACCGGACGCCTGATGTCCGCACGCGGGCGATCGTGCCGGAGTGGGCGTGCCACCTGCGCGTTCGATTCGTCCAGCCTCTGATCCGGGCACAGGCGGTGACGAACCTGCTCGCCGCGGCCGGCATCACGATCGGCGTGGGTGACTGGCGCTCCGAGAAGGGGTCAGGCAACTACGGCCAGTTCGCGCTCGTCAGCGAGGATGATGCGACTTACCGGCGCATCGTCAAGGATGGCGCTCGGGACGCTCAGAAACTCGCCATCGAAAGCCCGGTCAGTCACGACGACGAAACCACCACGCTGCTCTCGTGGTACGACGACGAGCGTGCGCGTCGGTCGATCCGAGGAGTGGCGTGATGAAGCTCACCGAAGACCAGATCGAACGGATCAAGGAACTCGAATCAGACGGCCGCAGGATCACTCCTGCGGCCGTCGTCGAGGACGCTCGGCAGAAGGGCAGCCCACTTCATTCTCTTTTCGAGTGGAACACTCGGAAGGCGGCCGAACAGCACTGGATCCAGACGGCACGCGAGATCATCGGCGCCGTGCACGTGCAGCACACGACTCAGCACTACAGCATCAAGGGGGTCGCATACGTTCGGGACCCAGGGGCGAATGGCGCGCAAGGCTATCAGCACATCGAAGCACTCAGGCGCGATCCGTCCTCGTCTCGGGAGTCGCTGATCTACACGCTGGAAGTGGCGGCGGGGCACCTCCGGCGTGCGTACGACCTCGCGGTCGTGCTCGGGATGGAGGGCGAGATCGACGCGCTCATGGCCCAGGTGGCTGGAGTGCAGCGTCAGATCAGAGACGCCGCATAGGACACGGCAGGCGCGGCGGGGCGCGTAGCGGCGCGGCGAGGTACGGTAAGTCGCGGCACGTCGGGGCAGTCGGGGCCGGGTTTGGAGAGTCACGGAGCGGCACGTCAAGTCGCGGCGCGGCGTGGCGAGGCAGTCGAGGCCAGGGACGTCAAGGGATGGTCTGTCCTGGTGAGGTGAGGCGGGGCGGGGTTCGGCCCGGCAGTCAAGGAATGGTGAGGCGCGTCGGGGCGATGTAAGTTGCGGCTATGCAGTCGAGGCATGTCCGGGAGGGGTTTGGTAGGCCAGGCTCGGCAGTCTGGGCGAGGGTGGGTATGGCGCCGGTTGGTTCGGCGCGTCGTGGCACGGCATGACCGGCGCGGCAAGGCAGGCAAATCAAGGCGCAGCGTTCAGCATATTGGGCGCTGCGCCTTTGCTTTTTCCTACTAGAAAAATAGTCCAACCTCTCAGAGGACCGACTATGCATCGGTTCCGTGTCAAACCGCGCGTACTCGATCTGGAACGTCAAAAGCGACGAAGAGGCCCGAACCATAGAGGGCTTTGCCTCCACGCCTGAACTCGATCGCCAGGGCGACTCGATGGATCCAGCCGGGGCCAAGTTCACGCTGCCGCTACCTCTGATCTGGCAGCACAAGGCCGACAAGCCTATCGGGCGCGTCATCGCCGCCAACGTCACCGACGCTGGCATCTACATCAAAGCCAAGGTCAGCCAGGGCGTCCTGCCGTACATCGAGGAAGCCTGGGCGTTGCTGAAATCAGGCTTGGTCAGTGGCCTGTCGATCGACTGGCGTCCGCTGTCGCCTCCAACTTTCAAGAACGGAACGTCACGATATTCCAGTTGGGAACTTCTGGGACTCTCGACGGTCACGCTTCCGGCGAACCGTTCCGCCACGATTCGATTGGTCAAATCCATTGATGCTGAGTACCGAGCCGCGCTAGGCACCGGGACCGGCGCCACGTCCACCCCTGCCGGCGCTCCGGCTTCGAAGAAAGCACCAGCCATGACTGTCAGCGAGCAACTCACCGAAGCGCGCGAAGCGCTCCAGCAGAAGTCCGCACGCCTCGAAGAACTGATCGCCTCCGACGAGCAGGGCGGCGGCCTTGAAGCCGACGAGCAGGCTGAGGTGACCACCCTCTCGAAGGAAATCGGCACGATGACCAGCAAGGTCACGCGGCTGGCGACCCTCGAAGCGGCGCAGGCCGCAGGCGCGGCGTCCGTGACGGCGTTCGTCCCGTCGCACACCAAGTCCAACGGCGGACGCACCGGCAGGGTCGAGGTGGTCGACCATCTCAAGGATCTGCCGGTAGGCACGCTGTTCACCCGGTACGCGATGGCGAAGGCCGCGGGCAAGGGGTCGTTCAGCGACACGATGGCGTACGCGAAGCGGTGGGACGCTCAGACGCCTGAGGTGTCGCGGTTCATCAAGGCCGAGGCCGGCAGCACGCTGACCGCCTCGCCAGGATGGGGCAGCGAACTCGCGGTGCAGAACAATCTCGCCAACGAGTTCATCGGACTGGTCCGGCCGCTGACGATCGTGGGTCGCGTCGAGGGGTTCAGAACGGCTCCGTTCAACTCCAGCGTGCCCGTGCAGTCGGGTGGATCCACGGTCAACTGGGTGGGCGAAGGCGCCAAGAAGCCGGTCACCGAGTTGGAGTTCACAACGAAGGAGATCCCGAATCACAAGATGGCCGGGATCATTGTCCTGACCGACGAACTGATTCGGCTGTCGTCGCCGTCTGCCGAGGCGCTCGTGCGGCGTGACCTGACGGAGCAGATCGCGCAGTTCAGGGACGAGCAGTTCATCCGAGTGGCGGTCACGGCTGGCGCCAACAATCCGGCGTCCATCACCAACGGTGTGACCGCCCCGAACGCCAGCGGCACGACCCTGGCGGCGCTGTATGCGGACCTCAAGACCGCGCTGGCGTCGTTCGACACGGCTGGCATTACCACCGAAGGCTTGGTGATTGCGACCACGCCGGCGGTCGCGCGCACCCTCAGCATGATGGTTACGTCGCTCGGGATGCCGCCGCAGGGATTCAACGTGAATCCGAATGGAGGCACGCTCCTCGGGTATCCGGTGATCGTCTCGGCGTCCGTGGATACGGCCACGCTGGTCATCTTCAAGCCGTCCGAGATTTTCCTCGCGGACGACGGCCGGGTCACGCTGGATGCCAGCAACCAGGCCACGCTCGATATGGGCAGTGGCAACACTGACTTCAACCTGTGGCAGCGAAACTGCACGGCGGTCAGGGCGGAGCAGTGGATCACGTGGGTGAAGCGCCGTGAGGGTGCGGTCGCCATCATCGACACGATCGCGTACGTTCCCGGCACGTAATCGTCGAGTGAAACAGACAGGCGCATCAGTTCGTTCTGGTGCGCCTGTTTTCTTATTGAGGCCGTCCGATGTCTGTGGCGCTTGTGGCACTCAGAACAATGATGTATGCCGGCCAGTCATACGCGACCGGAGAGTCATTCGAGGCGAGTGTCTTTGACGCTTCGGTCCTGAAACTGACGCGACTGGCGCAGGACGCTCCTCTTGTCGGCATCGACGGGTTGCACGAACACTCCGGCCGAGAGGTGTTCGACGCGCTCATCAATAGCAAGGCAGGACTGGACCTGGGAACAGGACCAGATCGAACCGTTCGTCACACCTACAAGCGTCGGTCACGACGCAAGGACATCACGCCAGAGGCCGGCGAGTGAACGTCCTCGGCCTGACGATCTCCAGGGCCAAGACGCTCCAGCCACGCCAGAAGCGCATCCTGTCCAACGTGGACGGGTCGCGGTCGTGGTGGACCCTGATCCACGAAATCACGACCGGAGGATGGCAGCGCAACGAAGAAGTCCACGTTGACACCGTCCTCTCCAATCCGACCCTCTATTCCTGTATCACCCTGATCGCCGGCGACATTGCGAAGCTGCGGCCGAAGCTGGTCGAGCGCGACAGCGATGGGATCTGGCACGAGGTCGAGTCGCCTGCCTTCTCGCCTGTCCTGCGGAAGCCCAACACCTACCAGACGCGCATCGACTTTTTCGAGTGGTGGCAACTATCGAAGCTCTGCCACGGCAACCTGTACGCGCTCAAAGAAAGGGACGCGCGAGGCGTCGTGCGGCACCTCCACATCCTTGACCCTCAGCGAGTGTCGCCTCTGATCTCCACCGACGGGTCGGTGTTCTACCAACTTTCTCCAGACGACCTGGCGCAGATCAATGAGTCCGTGGTCGTTCCTGCGCGCGAGATTATCCACGACGTCATGTGTCCGCTGTTCCACCCGCTGGTTGGCGTCTCGCCGATCTATGCCGCGGGGTATCCCGCGATGCAGGGTCTCAACATCCGAAACGCCTCCGACAGGTTTTTCACCAACGGGTCGCGTCCTGGCGGTGTCATCACGGCGCCTGGCATGATCGAGCAGTCGATCGCGGACGAACTGAAGGCGTATTGGGAAACCGAGTTCAGCGGCGACAACGTGGGCAAGGTCGCCCTGCTGAGCCAGGGCATGAAGTATGAGGCGATGGCGGTCACGGCCGAGCAGTCGCAGTTGGTCGAGCAACTCCGGATGACGGACGAGGACATTGCGAAGTGCTTCCACATGCCGCGGCACAAGGTCGGCATCGGGCCGGATCCGACCTACAACAACATTGAAAGCCTGAACAAGCAGTACTACTCGGACTGTCTCCAGAAACACATCGAGAAGCTGGAAATCAAACTGGACGAGGGCCTGGAACTGACGACGGTCCCTGGGCGGACGCTCGGCGTCGAGATGGACCGATCCGGCCTGTTTGAGATGGACACGAACGCCAAGACCGACGCCGCGACCAAGGCGGTCGCGTCAGGGATGACGGTCGACGAGGTGCGTGCGCGCTACCACGACCTCGGGCCGGTGCCTGGCGGCGATCAGGTCTACCTTCAGAAGCAGAACTGGCCGCTGGCCCTGCTCGGATCCGATAGCGCACCGTCCACGCCGACCAACGAGGACCCACCGCCGACCACGACGCCCACCGCACCGGACGACGGCGCGAAGGCGTTTGAGGTGGCGGCCCTGTTGTTCCAGATCATCAGGCAGAAGGCCGCATGACCTCTCAAGAGATGGCGGACATCATGGCGCAGGCGATCGACCTCGCCATGGCGCCGATCACGACGAGACTCGCGGTGGCCGAGGCCAGGCTCGCGGCCTACGACATGGCGTCACGCAAGGACGTGGGCGGACTGGTCGAGAGCGTCGCCTCGTTGCGGACCAAGGTGGCCGAGCTAGAGGCCAGGCCGCCGGCGGTTATGGAGGGGCCTCCTGGGCCGCCAGGACCGGCCGGGCCGCAGGGCGATGCCGGTGTGCCAGGGAAGGACGGATCGCCTGGCCGTGACGGCGTGGACGGCGTCCAAGGACCGCAGGGCGAGAAGGGCCTGGACGGCGTGAACGGCAAAGACGGAGCACCTGGAGCGGTCGGACAGAAGGGCGCCGACGGCATCAACGGCAAGGACGGACAGCCAGGCGCCGACGGCCAGAAGGGCCTGGACGGCACCGATGGGATCGGCCTCGCCGATGCGCTGATCGACCGAGAGGGTCGCCTGGTCCTAACGATGAGCAACGGGAGCACGAAGGCCATCGGCACCGTGGCCGGCAAGGACGGGGCACCAGGCGCAGCGGGCCGGGACGCGGACGATGCCGGCATCATCGACAGACTGTCGAAGCAGATCGACTCGTGGGACCGTCCGACGAACGGCAAGGATGGCCGCGACGGCATCGACGGCAAGGATGGAACCGACGGCCTCGGGGTGGACGACCTGGACCTGGTGTTTGACGAGTCCAAGGGTTATCGCCTCGTTTGGTCGAACGGCGCGAAGTCGATCCAGCGCAGCCTGGCGGTTCCGTTCCACGCCGGCGTGTGGATGGACGGTCGGTCGTATGTGACCGGCGCCTGCGTCACGGCCAAGGGGTCCACCTGGATTGCCCTGGCGGCGACGAAGGGTGCCGTGCCTGGGGCGGCGACAGAGGAGTCGCGCGTGTGGCGCCTGGCCGTGAAGCGCGGCGCTGACGGCAAGCCTGGCAAGGACGGCAAGCGGGGCGGAGACGACGAGTGAACATCCCGACGATCGTCACGCTCGCGCAGGCGCAGGACCATCTGGCGCTGCCGTATGGGCAGCACGAGGAGGATCTGGAACTCAAGATCGCGGCGGCGACGCAGTTGGTCCTCGAATACATCGCACAGCGACGGGACGAGGACGAACAGACCGAGTGGGTCCAGACGATCGAGTCCTGGGGCATCGGCAGCCCAGAGGCGCCGAGGGTCATCGTCATGGCCGTGCTGATTCAGGTTGGCGAGTTGTATCGGTTCCGCGGCGATGACATGGCGACCGACCGTCCGCCGTCAGGCGACGGCACCGAACTGACGCCGCTGGTCCGCCGGCTGCTGCACCGCTATCGCAGCCCGTCGATCTCATGAGCGACCCGGTCAAGGTTCCGCGCATCTGGCCGCAGGCCACGATTGTCTGCGCTGGTTCCGGGCCGTCGCTGACGGCGGCCGACCTGGAGTATTGCCGCGGGTGGGCGCCGGTCATCGTGGTCAATGACGCCTACCGCCTTGCCCCGTGGGCTGATGTTCTGTATGCCGCAGACGACAAGTGGTGGAAGTGGCACAAGGGCGTGCCGTCCTTCGAGGGTCTGAAGTACACCATCCGGCCGACGCGCAAGGACTGGCCTGGCGTCCAGGGCCTGCGGAACACCGGCAAGGACGGCATCGAGACGGCGTCTGATGGCCTTCGCACCGGGTTCAACAGCGGATATCAGGCCATCAACATGGCCGTTCATCTCGGCGCGTCTCGGATTGTGCTGCTTGGCTACGACATGAAAAATGACCATTTCTTCGGGTCGCACAAGGACAAGTCTCGGCCGCCGTTTGCCGCCTCGATTGCGGCGTTTGCGACCGCGGTGGAACCGCTGCGTCACCTTGGCGTGAAGGTCATCAACTGCACGCCTGGGAGTGCCATCACGGCGTTCCACCGGGCCGACCTGCGCGACATCTTCCGCGAGCAGCGCCAGGAGGCGGTCTAGTGGCGCGCGGTGCTCCGGTGCTGTCGGGTTCTGCGCGTCGGATGGCCGCCGGTCGGCGCGACACGGACGTGGACATTCAGTTCTTGCGTCCGGAGTCGGAGAACGATGGATATCCCGTCGAGCGGTGGCAGACGCGCGAGGTCGGCGTGATGATGAACCGACAGGACGTGCGCGCCGACGAGCGCTGGACGGCCTCGCAGACGTCGGCCTTCGTCGAGACGATCTTCCAGATGCCGTATCTGCCGTGCATGGATCCCGACCTGGTGGACGTGCCCAATGAACGCCGCCTCGTTCTGTCTGGTCGGGTGTTCGACATCAGGGCCGCCTCGATGATCGGCCGCCGGCAAGGCCTGGAACTGCTGACGCTCAGCGGGACGCGGATCCCGGAGGACGTCTCGTGAGCTATCCCGTGACGATGACCGAGGCCGAGACGCTGGCCTTCGTCTGCGCTGGCCGGAGCCTGGCGCGGTTCGGTGACGGCGAGTTCAACCTCGCCCTGCGCGGCAAGGCCAAGAAGCAGGCGGCCAACGCCAGTCTCGGCGCGCGGCTGCGCGGTATCCTTAAGGACTCCGGCGACTGCCTGGTGGGTGTGCCGAATATCCTGTCGGCGACGCCGAAGGCCGCCTTCTGGGCGAAGTACCTCACGCTCGCGTCGCCGCTGCTGACCGATCGCCCATACGGGAGCGCCTTCGTGACGCGGCCCGACTCGGCACCCTGGGTGGACACGCCGGCCTATTGGGCGGCGGTGGAGACGCTCTGGCGTGGCCAGCGCGTGGTCCTGGTGCGTGGCGGCAAGTTGTCGTTCCAGGCCGAGGATCTGCGCGGTGCGGCCCATGTGACCGAGGTCGTCGGGCCGTCGATCAACGCCTGGCCGCAGTATCACACGCTCATGGCACAGGTGCTCGCGGCGCAGCCAGCGCGCGTCCTGATGTGCCTCGGGCCGACGGCGACGGTGATGGCCTGCGACCTGGCCGGGTTCGGCATCCACGCGGTCGATGTCGGGCACCTGGGCCTGTTCTGGAAGAAGCACCTGCGCGGCGACCCGATGGTGGTGACGCCGGAGGATAAGGCGGCATGACCACGTTGGCCTGGGCGGCGCCTCCGATCTGGTCGGTTTCACGCGAGTGGAATGGCGACCGCTGTCTTGTGATATGCGGCGGCGAGAGCGTCGGGCCGCAGCGCGATCAGATCGCCGAGTGGTCGGGTCGGGTGATCGCCGTGAAGCATGGCGTCCTCGTGCGGCCAGATGCCGACGTGGTGTTCTTCGCCGGCGAGCGGCCTGCGGAGATTGCGCCGCCGTGCCTGGCTGTCTTTCAGGGGCGCTACATCGTCGTGCGTGGCCGCGGGCACCACGTCTTTCCGGCCGACAGCAAGCGCGTCGGACGCACCGAGACGCACGAGCGATGGTCGGACGATCCGACCAAGGTCGCGGGATTCGACGCCGGCACGTCGGCGGTCAACTTGGCGATCCTAATGGGTGCCTCCGAGGTCGTCCTGGTGGGTTACGACATGCAGGGCGGTCGGTGGTTCACCGGACAGGTCAAGCACTACCTGCCGCAACCACCCGAGAGCGACTTCCTGCGGCACATAAGCGTCCTGCCGGCGCTGGCGGCCGACGCGCAGGCCAAGGGCATCAGGATTGTGAACTGCTCGCCGACGTCCAGGGTCAACGCCTTCGAACGGCAACCGCTGGAGGCCATGCTGTGATCGACCAACTGGCGCTCATCTCGCCGAAGTATCAGGTGATGCAGCGCATCCTCCACGCGCAGCCGCGAGGCTATGGTGGCCGCGGCGATAAGTGGGCCGTGACCGTGCTGGCGCTGATCGCGGAGCTGGAGGCGTCGTCCGTCCTCGACTACGGGTGCGGCCAGGGGTCGCTGCGTCGTGCGGTCATGGCGTCCGACCCTCCAGGCGTTCGGTTTGACGAATACGATCCGGCCATCCCAGGCAAGGACGGGCTGCCGAGCTTCGCCGACCTGGTGGTCTGCACTGACGTGCTGGAGCACATCGAGCCGGAACGCCTCGATGCCGTCCTGATGCACCTGGGCCGCCTCGCGCGCAAGGCCGTGTTCGCGGTGATTTCGTTGAAGGACAGCAACAAGATCCTCGCTGATGGGCGGAACGCGCACCTGATTCAGCGTCCATCGACCTGGTGGCGGCGACGCCTGGAGGCGGCAGGATTTACCATCACGCGCGCACCAGAGGTGGCCAGGAAGAAGAAAAGCCACGAGTGGACGGTCGTCCTGATTCCGCCGGCGGTGCTGCTGTGAATGTGACGCCGATGGTGAACGTGGTCTGTGTGTTCGTTCGGGGCGAATATCCCTACACGATCGAATATGTCGCACGGCTGCGGGACATGGTGTGGCGCTGGATCGATCGTCCGTTCCGGTTCGTCTGCCTGACCGATCGGCCGTGGGAGATGCCGGAAGGCGTCGCATCGATCCCTGTCGCCAAGATGCCTGGGTTCGCGCCGTGGACGAAGCTGGAGCTATTCAACCCTGCGCGCCAGTGGGAGGGCCGTGTGCTCTACCTGGACCTCGACACGCTGATCGTGGCTCCGCTGGCGCCGATCCTCGACATGGCGGCGCCGTTCGCCATCACGTCCGACCCGAAAAACAAGAAGAACCGCGCGTATGACAGCTTCGGCCGGTCTATCGTGCGGCGCTTCAACTCGTCCGTGATGGTCTGGGATGGCGGGACGCACACCGGCCTCTACCTGGACTGGCGGCCTGCGGACGGCGAGCGCCTCTCGGGCGATCAGGACTGGATCGGTGAGCGCCTGCCTGACGCGGCGGCGATGCCGCGGGAGTGGTTCCCACGGGTCAGCGAACTCGGCGACGAGCCACCGCGAGAGCCGGCCAAGGTCGTCCTCGTGAAGGTACCGAAGAACCACCTGGCCGCCGAGCGCTGGCCGTGGTTCCGTCCGCTGTGGGAGGCCGCATGAGGTCGATCACGCTGGCCGCCATCCAGGGACGCTACAACGTCCGCATCACCGGCCCGATGCCGATCGCCCTGCCGGCGGGACGCTCGGACCTGCCGCACTTGTGCAAGATGATCGGCGTCCGCCGCGGAGCCGAGGTGGGCGTGTGGAAAGGCGCGTTCTCCGAGGAGTTCTGCAAGGGCATCCCAGGCGTTGAGTGGTTCGCCGTGGATCCGTGGATGCCATACGCGGACTATCGGGAGAAGAAAAACAACGCGACGCTGATCGCTAAGGCCTACGAGGAGGCGCACGACCGCCTGTCGCCCTATCGCTGCCAGTTAGTGCAGTCGCACTCGCTGGAGGCCGCCGTGCACATCGCCGACGGGTCGCTGGACGTGGTCTACATCGACGGCAACCACGAGGCCGACTTTGTCCGCAAGGACCTGGAGGCCTGGTCGCCGAAGGTGCGCGCCGGCGGCCTGATGGCCGGGCACGACTACCGCGACCCGCCATCGACAAAGCCGTTCATCCAGGTCAAGGCCGCGGTCGATCGGTATGTTGCCGACGCGGCCATCTCGCCCTGGTTCATCTTCGCCGGCGACAAGACGCCGTCGTTCCTGTGGGTGGCCTGATGGGCATCCTCCGGGACATGGCGGCCATCGTGCGCGAGATCGACCTGCCTCGCGGGTTCTCGGTCTGCGAACTCGGCGACCAGATGATGTCGGGCGGCAAGGTGCCGACGCCGGCGCAGGCGTTCTACCGCAGCATCGGGTGCGAGAAGTACCTCTCGGTGGACGCCAACGGCAGGGGCAACGTCACGGCCGACCTGAACCTGCCGCTCATGGATCATCTCGGGCAGTTCGACCTGGTGACGGACTTTGGCACGGGCGAGCATGTGTTCGACCAGGCGCAGATCTGGAGGACGATCCACGACCTGTGCAAACCGAGCGGTTACATCGTCGTGGACCGGCCGACCCAAGGCTACGAGGAGCACGCCTTCTACCTCGTCACCCCTGGGCTGCTGGAGGACATCGCCGAGGCCAACCGCTACCTCGTGCACCGGATCCAGACGGTCAAGACGCCGAGGGGCCAACTGGTGCGCGCCGTCTTTCAACGTCCGCAGAACGGGTGGCCGTTCCGCGTGCCGCAGCAGTCCCGCTACAAGGGCACGTTGAAGATCCGAGGGGTGGCCTGATGCCGAGCGCCTGGGCCAAGGGCCTCCCGGTCGTGATGCCGATGATCGTGCGTGACGCCAAGCCCGTCTCGCTCGTTGTGCCGTTCTATATGAACCACGGGTTCTTCATCCGTCAGATCGAGCAGTGGACGACGTACCCTGACGATCTCGGTGCCCACCTGTCGGTCGTCATCGTGGACGACGGGTCGCCGGTGCCGGCGCAGAAGCCCAACATGGATCGCGTGACGCTCCGCCTGTTCAGGATCGGCGTGGACATTCCGTGGAACTGGCTCGCGGCGAGGAACATCGGCGCGCATCACTCGGCCAACGGGTGGATCCTGCTGACGGACATGGATCACGTGCTCAGCGCCAACACGCTCCGCGCGCTCGTTTATGGCGCGCACGACCCCACGGTCGTCTACGCCTTTTCGCGCGTGGAGCACACGGGCGAGGTCATCCATCCGCACTCGGCGTCGTTCTTCCTGACGCGCGAGATGTTCTGGAGGATCGGCGGGTACGACGAGGCGTTGTCAGGCCACTACGGGACCGACGGCGAGTTCCGCCGGCGCGTGCTCAAGGTCGCGCCGATCCATGTCCTGACCGACCGACTGGTCAGGTACGAATACGTCGATGACAGTTCGGTGACACGCTATCAGCGCAAGAAGCCAGAGGACGCGGCGGCGGTGACGCGGATCGTGGCCGCCAGGGGTGCCGGGTGGACGCCGCGGACGCTGTCGTTCCCGTACGAGGAGGTCGTGTGCTGACGCTGG